GCAATGTCGCGAGAACTTATAGAGAGATGATTTTTGGTTGGGTGAATTTGGAGGGTGGAGAAAGAATCAAAGTAGAGTATGGGAAGTATTATATAATTAATAAGGAAGGAGAGAGGTCCGGAATTATTTTGAATACTAACCCAGGACATAAGATCATAAAGAGATTAATTGCGAGATGGTTTTCGACTTATCGTAAAGGATCAAAGGGCGGACAGATGCATCATGTTGAGTATTGGAAGTCTAGAGTATTGGATGGATTGAGAAATATAAATCTCTTTAAGTACTCCGGTATAAGCTTTAAAGAAAACCGGTCTAACTTTTTAAAACTTGCATCATGAGAATTATATTTCTTCTCAAATGCTGGTTTCTACAGCAGTTTATACACGTAATCGAATATTTACTTAAAAAACAATAATCATGAACATAACCGACTACTTGCAAAAACCAATTGCCGAAAGAAAACAAATTATTTCTGAACCGGTAGGGATTAAAGATCAGTTTTGGTTGGAAAGACTTAAAACGGCTTTTAAATTTTCTAATCCATTGGCTGTTTCGCTACATCAAACACTAGTAGAAGAATACTGGACCCTTAAAAAATATGCAGCATGACAGTATCAGTTACAATCATAGTAGAGAATCAAGGCGGTATCTGGTATGTAAACCACAAGCGCCTTGGACATGATAAGCTTTCCGAGATGGAAACTACGGCACTAAACGAATTTATCAAAGAATTTAAACAATCAAAATAGCATTAAATGGAAACATTAAAAATTCAAATCCCTGAGGGCTTTCAAGTGGAAAGCTTTGACAAAGTAACTGGAGAAGTAAAGCTTTCTCCAAAGCCTAAAAACATAATGGAGGTTATCAAAACTTTCTCAGATGTTCTGAAACATTTAAAAATTGACGAAGATTGGTTTGAAGAAAACAATGATGGATTATCTGGTGACGAAATTGCTTATCGCCAAGTTAAGCTAATTGTAAAAACTTTAAATGAGGGATGGGTTCCGGACTGGACAAATTCAAATGAAACCAAATATTATCCATGGTTCAAAATGGGTTCTTCTTCTGGTTCGGGGTTTTCGTGTCGCGTCTGCGTTGGCTGGGATTCGCATTCGCTTTTCGGCTCTCGCCTTTGCTTTAAAAGTAGAGATCTTGCAGAATATGCGGGAGAACAATTTACTGAAATTTATAAAAAATACATGACCATTTAAAATACAACAACATGAAAATTACAGAAAAAGTAAAAAGCTTTGAAGACGCTTGTCAAATATTGGGGATTGAGTCAAATATACCACAGGTAGAAATGTTACCTGAAAACCATCAAAAAGCAATTATCGCTCATTATAAACTCGTGATTATAGCTCAGGCTTTAAACGAAGGGTGGAAACCAAATTGGGATGATGATGATGAATATAAATATTATCCTTGGTTTGATATGGAAGGTTCTTCTTCGGGTTCGGGGTTTTCGTGTGACGGCTTCGTTGACTGGGGTTCGCTTTCGGATGTCGGCTCTCGCCTTTGCTTTAAAAGTAGAGAGCTTGCGAGATACATTGGGGAAACATTCGTTGATCTGTACCGAGAATACTTTGTTTTAGATTAAAAATACCGGTTGTGTGATGTCATAGTTGTAGTTCTTCTTCAGGTTCAGAGTTTTCGTGTAACGACTACGATAACTGGAATTCGAATTCGAATATCGGCTCTCGATTTTGTAAAGTAATTACATCACAAACCATACCTCTTGGTAAAAAAGAACAAATTTTCAAAGGCGCTGGTAGCTATTGTGAAAGCGACTTTTTAAAAAGCAAAGGTTATGAAAAGAGTTGGAAATATATATCAACAAATAATAAGTGTCGAAAATTTAATCGAAGCAGATGGAAAGGCACAAAAAGGAAAGTATAAGCAATATGGAGTTATAAGACATAATAGAAATCCTGATCAAAATATTTGGGATCTTCATAAGATGCTAAGAGATAAAAATTACAAGACTTCAAATTATGATGTTTTTAAGGTTTATGAACCAAAGGAAAGAGAGGTATTTAGACTGCCTTATTTTCCAGACCGTATTACACATCACGCTATTATGAATGTCTTGGAACCAATCTTTTTGAAAGTATTTACATCCGATTCTTACAGCTGTATTAAAGGCAAAGGCATTCATGCTGCTTCTTTTGCAGTTCGAAAATCTCTTAAAAATGTAGAAGGAACAAAATACTGTTTAAAATTAGATATTAGAAAGTTTTATCCAAATATTGATCATGACATTCTGAAGTCGCATTTAAGAAGAAAATTTAAGGATAAGGACCTTATTTGGCTTCTGGATGAAATAATTGACAGTGCGCCTGGTTTACCAATTGGTAATTACCTAAGTCAATATTTTGCAAACTTTTATCTGACCTATTTTGATCACTGGATTAAAGAAGCTTTGAAAGTTAAATATTATTTCAGATACGCGGATGATATTGTAATTCTTAGTAATGAAAAGGAAAATCTCCAGCAAATACTAAAAGCTATCAAAGAGTATTTTGAAATACAGTTAAAGCTTGAAGTTAAAGATAACTGGCAAATTTTCCCGGTTGAAAGTAGAGGAATCGATTTCGTTGGATATGTACACTTTCATACACACACTTTGCTTAGAAAATCAATTAAAAAACGATTTGCAAGAATGCTTAAAATAAAACCAAAAAGAGAATCAATCGCCTCTTATTATGGATGGGCAAAACATTGCAATTCAAAACATTTACTTAAAAAGTTACTACTGAAATGAACAGTTTTAAAGAATTTAACATTAAACCAGTGTCAGTTTCTTTTGTAGGTGACAAGGTCAGAATTAATAAAATATTGAACACTGAAATAATTGTTCATGATTATAAAATTAAGGATTCAGAAAAAAAGCCTGGTACAAAATACTTGACATTACAAATAAGTAGAAAGAATGAAAAGGAGGTGGTATTTACAGGGTCAAAAACCTTGATCGATATGATTGAGCAAGTGCCTAAAGAAAAATTTCCATTTACCACAATAATTATTCAAGAAGATCAAATGTTTCAATTCGAATAAAAAAATATGAAATATGGAACCAATAGACTACAGCCGAGGACGGAACAACGCTAATTCTAAACTCGCATTCAAAAAAGTAAAGGATACAATTCCTAAAATGTGGGAGAAGGTTTTAAATGAAGTGGATGGGATTAAATCAACTCAGGAAATTGCAAATATATTACGTGTTCCAATACACACAATATCTGGCCGTTTTTCGGAGCTAAAAGCAAAACAAAAAATCTATCAAACCTCATCGAATAAGATCGGCAGTAAACATTATGCGGTCTATTCAAAAACAATCAATTAATCATGGAAAAACAATCTAAAACACACTTCAGAAAGGTTTACAAATCTGATCACCTTGGGGTTGCAGATCTGGAAGATTATCTGGAAGATGGTAAAAGGCTTGTTTTCAAAATACGAGAAGTTAAACAGGAGTTAGGAGCTACAGTAGCAGGGAAGAAGGGTAATTTCAATATAGCATATTTTGAAGAAAACATCAAGCCTCTAGTATTAAATGCAACTAATGCAGCAGTTTTGAAAGGATTCTCTGGATCATCTTTCGTTGAAGACTGGAAGGGACTATTAATAGAGTTATTTATTGACTCTACAGTGAAAATGAAAGGTGATGTAGTAGGAGGGGTTAGAATAGTAAAAAAGCAGCCCATTATTGATACTGATCTCACAAACGAAATAAACGAATGTAAGGAAGTTTCAGAGCTTGGTAAACTATTCGGTAAAATGTCAAAAGAACAACAACATAAGTACAAAGTATTAGTTACAGAACGAAAAAAAGTATTAGAAAATGTTAAGAGTGCATGATTTTTCAAATTATAAGTTTCGCCCTCATGCTATAGGCAGAATAATGAAAGGACTTCCCACGCCGCTAACGCAAAATCAATCAGAAACATTAGTCGGTCTCATGGAAAAAATACATGTTGGTAAAATTACTGATAAACAAATTGTAACACTTGGAGATTTAATTAAAAAGAGGGATGCGAAACCTGAATTAT